CAGGAACCTTGAGTAGTAGTAAATAGGACGCTGACATTGACGTTTTGTCGAAGGGCCCCAAGTATTGATGACTTTTACAATACTTGGCGCAAGATTTACTCTTGTTAAGCCCCATATGACTGTGCAGGTTTTGGCCCCCAGCTTGGGGGCATTATTCAGGCGTAACTCTGAATAATAAGTATGAAAGTTACCTTTACGAGTCGTAGTCTCATCTCTACGTGCTTCAGCTTTGGCATTCTCACGCTGCCCCTATGAATTGGTTTAAATTCAAAAGATGTAAACATCCCCGTCAATACGCATGCTGACTTTCAACGGGTAACTGAATGAGTGACGAGCAGATCTTCCGCCTTTATTTTCTTAATCTCAAATATGCAGACACCAATAACGAATTTAGAGGCCTTATTAAATCCAGTCGAAGTTTCCTGGATCAACGAACATGGCGACGGAAGTGCCGGATCTTCCACACAGCGAAGTGGTAGCCCCACACAAAATTCTAGCAACAAGATAGAAATCATTTCTGACGAGTTTGTCTCATACTTACATTTACTTGAGTATGACAATTTTTGTCTTGTTTGTGCAATGAATCCTTCAGTGCACATTAAACCTTATCGTACCAGCGATGGGTTTTTGAAGCCATTATTTATTAAGACTAGAAAACTGAACGATCTTTCCATCGAGAAAGACTTGCAGAATTTATGCTTCAAATCAGGTAGGACACAGCTATATATGTTAGACTGTTGTTCACATTTAATGGATGAAGAGTACATAAGGTATGATTTAAATGTACTTGGATTCAAAGAGCTAGACGGCACACGAAATAATAAAGTAAGAGTCAAATATCTTAATGCTGCAGCTCAGTGGGTCATAGAGAAAAATCCTGGTCCACCAGCAAATAAAAATAAAAATTTCAAGAAATCTGGTAAAAATAATAAGACAAACAATAATAATAATAATAAGAAGAATAACAACGGTGTCTTTGCACATATTAATAAACCAAAGCAGCAAGCACTGAAAGTAATTAAACAACAACAACAACAACCTAAAGTAAATACCCCGAGGTTAGTTGTAAGTTATTCTGGCGACATTACTCCTGACGAATTAGAAATAATTGTCGGTGATTATCGTAGTGTCAAAATCGGGAGAGAGATGTCATCATTAAATAATAAAATCGTCTATGTTAAATGTTCGAATGAACAACATTGTATTGACATCTATGAAAAAATTAAATTGAGATGTAACTCTACAAGATTAATTAGAGATGCATCTAGAATAAACTTTCAAGATTGGTTGGAAGTTTATCAATTAATTAATATAGACGACGGTAGTGTTGCAGTTAAAAATGAAGCAGAGGTAGAAACTTTTCAAGATGAGAATAATTATTTTACTATGCTTCCATTTTTCACTAATAATTCTGAAGAACACACTATGCTTGATGCATTTAGTGGTTATGAGTTATTAGAAGGCACAGAGGAACATATAATCAATCAACACCCCAAGAAGAATGGAAGATTGAGACAGAGATATGTTCATGAGGAACCTGAGATGATTGAATCTCATAATAGTTATGAAAAATCCATTCCTATACCTCCACCTCTACCGGTTTTAGAACAAAAAGAAGTTGTTCTTCCACAAAGTGCCAAATACCTACTTTCTTATGGTACTGATCGACGATTGGTATATTTGAAATTTGCATTTGGTAAATCCAAAATCGATTGGGAAGAAACTATCTGCGATGAATTTTATCATATTTTAGATAATTATAAACTGTTTGATCATTGTGGTCGATACAAGTATGATATAAAACACACGGGTAATTTCGATTTTTATTTGATGCAGGTCAAATTGGCTTATGCATTCTCACAATCGCGTACTAAATTCATTTATAAATTATCCGATGTAGACATTGGACCTCGAGATCCTCGAGTGTACAAAAACTACGTCTTTAGTACTGAACTTTTGGAAGTTTTGCATGATGATGTTTACATGGATTGCAGAACAAGACGACGTCTCATTGATCAATACGCATCAGCCAGATGTCGGGGAGATTTGTGGTTTCCTGGTGCTTACCAAAATTACAATGGTATCATTTGTTGGTTCAACAACAGAAGACCATGTATGTTAGCGTCAGCTGAACAATTAATCAAAGAAAAACGCACGGCGAGAGCGTTCAAAAATGATGCCATGCCAACTCAAATAGAAGTTGTGAATCCTATCGTCCCTAAATATCAGGTAGACAAAGAAGTTGAAGTTAGTCGAACTACATATATTGAAGAATCGTGGTCGATGATGTTCAGCTCCGTTTTTGATGACTTCAAGGAGAAGCTTAGCTTTATTAAAGAAGGAATGGATCATGTGTCCGATAAAATATCAAAAGCTGAAAATTGGATTCAACAGACTTTTACTATGAAACTAAATACCTGCGTTGATCGTGGGTTTTACTTTGAGTGGTCAAAACAATTGAATTTGGATTTATCTTCAAAATTTTCAATTTGCAATTCCGTCAACATAATGCCTGATGACGAAGAATTAGATACGTTACATAGAACTGTGAGTGATGACGAACGACAAGATGCTAATAGTCATGGAGAATTTAAACATTCTGCCGATATACGAAGAGCAATAATAAAATTAAAAAGTCCTGGATTCTTCCAGAACAGACATGTCACCTCAACTAAATTGATTTCATTCGAATTATTTAGACAATTACTATCTGCAGCTTATGTTAATCCTAGTGATACATATGATGTTTGTTTAGAAAGAATGAAACGTGCCACTCGTTCTGGTGCAGCAATTAATATTTCTAAGTTTTATGTGGATAGGGGTGAACTGATCGCTTCTAATACGTACATTGTTGCTGTATACTATCTACAGCACTATTTTGAAGCCAATGCGAGAGAGATCTCGTCATTGTCTTTAAACTTTTAACCTCCAAACGCAAATTAGCTGCGTTTGGCTACCGATTTGATGAGATCAAGGCACTGAATAAGATAGATTGTTCACCAGATGTTCAATTGTTTTCTGACGCAGTCCGATCCCCATGGCGACCTCCTGTTGCTATATCTTTGGGAACTCATTTAGTTGGTAGTTTGTTGCCGCACGCTGACCCATCAGATGCGGCTACTTTATGTGCGGGGGTTAAGGCCCGTCTAGGTAAGAAGATGCCCATATTGGACGATAAATTCTTACTTGGACTGAGGAAATACACTGAGAATTGGATCAAACAAAGGAATCTCGATAAATTACATTGGGATTTCGATTCAAGTCTTGACACCTGGTTGGATAAAACCAACTATCCATTATGGAGGAAAAATGAACTTAGAGAA